ACTTCTTGACAAAGTACGCTTCATACTCAAGAACCTGCCCGAGGACTGGCAGGCTCCGCTTTCCCCCGATTCAAGGAGTGAGATAGGTATACCAAACCGCGATTCAAAGGTATTAGCCCTTCCTTCTACGGAAGATGCGGGAAGATCAGAGACGGCATCGGTCGTTATACAGGACGAGGCGGACTTTCATGAATACCACGCACAGAATTACACGGCGGTAAAGCCCACAATTGACGGCGGTGGCCAGATGATCATGGGATCAACGTCAAATAAAAGGGAAATGAGTTCGCTATTTAAGGAACTCTACCGCGCAGCTCCCGACAACGGGTGGAAAACTCTCTTCGTTCCGTGGCACGCAAGACCCGGAAGAGATGAAAAGTGGTACGAGCGGACGATGGATTCGGTTCCGGTACTCGACCTTGAGGGAATGAGTCCCGAACAGTACATGGAGCAGGAATATCCCGGCGAGGAAACAGAAGCGCTCGCACCCCCGAAAGCACAAAGCATCTTTGACAGAGACATGATTATCGGGATGGCAGAGGAATGTAAGGCGCCGGTCAGGCAGGTGGGACCCGCTCATATATACCAGGAGCCACGGGTCGGAAGAAGGTACGTTGCAGGCACTGACGTTGCCTCCGGTGTGGGCCTTGACTACTCGGTCACCGTAATTCTCGATGTTAACTCGGGGTACGTTGTTGCTGACCTTGTGACAAACGCACTTGCCCCAGAGGACTTTTCGGTGGCATCGATGAATATGCTCGAGGTATATGACAATCCCGACTGGGCAATTGAAAATAACTTTTCGGATACCGTTCTCACGGTAGCTCGTGACGAAAACTATCCGAAACTCTACAGAAGAACCGTCGGTCGGGGAAAGACTGCACGGCGCGAACACGGGTGGCGAACCGACAGGATGAGCCGCCAGAACCTTTTTGACGAACTTCGCCAGACTTTCAATGACGGACACTTAACGATTCCCAACAAACAGGGACTCGATGAATTCTCAACGATCATTGCAGCTCCCGGCGAAAAACCGCAGGCGATGGGCGGCGCTCACGACGATTACGTCATGGCACTTGGCATCGCTCTCATGTGTAAAAAGAACAGGGGCATACAGAGCCACGGAAAAATTATCCGCCTACCGGCGTTTGCATAGGAAATATTTATGGCTGATTTAAGGGAAAGGCCCGAAGCAGAACAGATAACACGATTTCATTCAAAGATGACCGAACTATGGTCAAGGGCGCACGAGGAATTCCGCGATAACGATGCGTATTACCAGAGGAAATTCCGCGTATGGAACGCAAATTACCAGGGAAGGCCCGTATTTTACGACTCGACACCGACGCACCTGGTAGATCACGCCGTCGCAACTCTCATGAGTTTCTCACCGAGAATCCACAGGGAGCCTGTCGGCGATACCGAACAGCATAAACTCGATGCAACCGCACTCGAACACGGCCTTAAAGCCGTAATGGAGAACGCCGCACTGCATGAACCCAACCTTCCGTGGAAAATGGTCGCACAATATCTTGTGGCCCACGGCTACGGAGTCATTGAAGCCCCCGTTTTAACCGGATTATCGGAGAAACCATCCGCACCGAAGCGTGAAAACTTTGAAGATGACGATGCTTACGAGCAGGAAAATGCAATTTACCGCGCTCAAAGCAGGGAATTTAACCCGATTCGCATAAGAGTCCCCCACCCTTCGACAGTTCTGATGAATCCTACGGAGAAAATTCCGCAGATTGCCATAAAAGCATCGAAGATGACAGCGCAGGACCTTCATGAACAGTCGGTTATGAAGAAAAGAACGCAGAGAAGAAAGTACGCAGAGATTTTTGAGATGGATGACTGCGATCCCTGGGACGAAATTGAGGTCTGGGACTACTGGACTCCGTACTGGCACGTTAAAATGCTTGCAAATCCCAAGCCAACTTACGGTTCGCCAAGCTCAAAAGCCGCAACTCCCATCTACATGGAGAGAAATACGTGGGGATTCGTTCCTTTTGTACACGCTTTCGCAGGACTTTCAGGAATGGACATCGCAGATGCAGGCGGAGATCCCTATAACTTTGCACAGGGGATCCTGACTCCGAATAAAGAGACCATCAGGAAAAGAACGCAGGAAATTTCGGCATCTCACCAGATGCTTTTAAGGACTGCATTCGCACCGATGGGAACGTCACGCGATCCGATGACTCTCGCTCAGGCAATCCAGAACGAGGGAATCTTAGAAGGAGACCCGCAGGACTACTGGGTCATGAACACAGGAGACATTCCTGGCTGGATGCAGAACGTGAGGATGGGTACCGATAATACGCTCGAACTCGGAACGTATTCATCGGCGCTCGCAGGACAGAGGCAGGCAGGCGTTACGACCGTCGGCCAGCAGGCAATTTTAAATACCGCAGGGATGAGGATATTCTCAGGCCTAGCAATGCAGAGAGAACACATGGCATCGATAGTCGGTGGAAGGATTCTCCAGCTCGTCGATAACGTATCAGAACTCTCAGGCGGAATCGGTGCCAACGGGAAACTTCTAAGAAAGGCACAGGTCCACAGCGTCTACGGCGTTCAGGTCGCATTCCCTCACGCAGAACCCGTCATGGAGATGCAGAACAGACAGGTCGCAATGAGTGAATACGGTGCGGGCCTGATCGATCCGATGACATATTACGAGGCTGCGGGATACGAGAACGGAACCGAGATCAAGCAAAGACTCATCGAGGAAGCAATCAGAAATCTTCCTGCCGTGAGAGAGAAAATTGAAACCGCCGTCGCACAGGAAATGGGACTCATAGACGAAGAGAACCAGGCAGCGGCAGCAGAGCAGATCACCCAGCGTCAGCAGGCTATGGCACCGCAGGTACCCGGAGTTAACGGAGCAGGTCCGACCGATCTCAATACAGCATTAACACCCGACACTTTTAACCCTACAAGGATAGACCTTGGCTAGTAAAAATCAGTACACCGATGCAGTCTTAAATATCGCCGATCAGTACAAGGCGCTATTAAAGGATGCTCCCAAAAAGAAAGTGCCGAAGATCATGAGTGAGAAAAAGCAAGAGGCTATTATGCCCAGACTGAGAAAGAGGCAGGCAATGAAAGGTATAACCTCACCGCCTGAAGGAGGGATGGGAATTGACCACCGGACCTAGACTAACCGATATAGTTCTCCCTGAAGGACAGGGACCCAGATCGACTCCGCAAAGATACGATCCGCTTGAAGACCTCGGAATCGATAAGCAATACCTGGCCATCTGGAACGCACGGCTCAACCCGCCGGGGAAAAAGGTAGCCGCACTTGACCTTGATGCGTTATTAGAAAACCTAGAAAACCGTAACGCCCTAATCCGGGAGGGCGGCAGCCTAGTAGACATCCAGGACCTCGACAATGATGAGTGGGCGCCGCTAAAAATTTTCAGGCTTGATTACGATAAGCTCGTCGATCCTGAAGATTTCAAGCAGCAGTATGAGTGGTATGCGAATAGCGATTACGAAACGCATAAGCCTATGAGCGAAAAGGACCTCGTTGATTACATAGGTGAGCTTTCCCAAGAAGTTTCTGAAAAATGGAGGAATACCGGATTCCAGCCTCCTACCAGCGCCCGCCAGTTCGTGATCGATAACCTTTTTTATAACTGGGAATTAGACCCTTCGGGCAGGGCCAAGATGGTAAATATGCCTCTTGAAGGTAAGTCACCTGCTGAAATGCTCGGTTTTGAAGTCCTTGAAGCTGTTTCGGATGAGCTTGCGATGTCACCTGAGTTCATGACTTACAATCAGAAATACTGGCTCGGGATAGATAAGGCAATTGAGACAGGTAGGATTCCGTCCGAATATAAATCGATCCTTGATCCCAATACAAGGTGGACTGAAAACGATGCGATAAACACGCTGCAGTCTCTGGGCATTGATCCCGGTACCAACCCTTTAAGTAAGCTCGATGATATCGCGGATAAGTTTGAAGAAACGTGGGAATCGAATCTCGACAATATGCAGCAGGGCGCACGGCTTTCGGGTAACGTCGAAAAGTATTTTGAGAACATCATGACAGAGACTGACCCGGATTCGGAAATCGGACCCGAGGACATAATGCCGAGGATGGGAGCTGAGGAACTTGCCGACCAGGAAAAGTATTCACAGTTCACCGCACAGAAGTGGGACTTTACCGAGTCAATCGAATACAACATAAAGGCCCTGATGAAAGTCACTGATAAGGATTTCGGCGGGGATCAGCTTTCTAACCTTGACCCCAACTCAAATGTGTGGCCGCCATCACTGCTTCAAAGATTTGAAACACTTAAAAAAAGTAACATCAAAAGCACGGTTGGCGACCTTCAAAGAAAATTGATCGAAGACCTGGAAACAAGCACCGCTGGAGAGGCTTATACCGCTGCCTTAAATGCCGCAGACGATAACCCTTCACTTGAGCAGGCATTCGATGTTTTCAAGATATTTGATACAAGAATCGGCGATAACGGTGAAACCTTTTTAAGCAACGTCATCGGCGAACTAACGAGCGTCGAACAGACGGAGTGGGTCGATAATATGTCCGACGTTAACGAGCGCGAGAAAATGGCGAAAGAATACCTTTCTCGGATCGAAGGTGTGCGTGACAATATTGAAGCCTCCGATATTGATTTTGTTGCTAACAATGAGGTGATATATAACTATACGAGCCTTGGCGAAATGCTTGCTGATGATAACTTAAGGCAAACAGTTATTGATCGGGTCCAGCAGAGAATTGAAGACCAGCCTTTTGCCGAGGGTGAAGCAGAGTCGATTCCGGGCAGACGGGGAATTTTACAGAGAATACTCCAGAAAGAATTATCCGAAACAGATTACCAGGCATATTTATCGGCATCCCCCGAACAGCAGATGGCTCTCCAGGGATTAGTAGGGAATTATTCCAGCGAGGCAGAAGCTCTTGCCGACCCTGAGTTCAGAAGAATATTAGATGAAAATATCTCTGCAGGGTACGGCACAATTAAAGAAGACAAAAGAGATACGCTTAATGCCGAAATCGAGGAGAAATTATTTGAGGAATACCAGTCGAGAGGTCTGATTACAGAGGATACGTCGCCTGAATTCCTGAATCACCTAGTTAAAAATGTGTTTCCCAAACTCAGCCAGAAGGCACTGCTTGGCGGAGGCGTCGATACCGAGGAAGAAATTACTGCAATGCTCGACGATCTTCCCGCGTATGACCTCAACCAGTCAGACTTCACAAGGCAGATGGACCCGAATACCCCGCCTCCTGTTCCGGGACTGCAGGTAAGCAGGTATAAAAAAGCAGAAGCTCCACCCTTTTCTCTTCAATCGGTATCAGATGATCTCATGAATCTGCAGATAGACAGGCCCGAATACGCACGTTTTGTGCAGCAGCAGATGGGACTTCCCGGTTTCGCCGAGGAATGGAGACGCGAAGGAGCTGAACAATTTGATGAACAGGCCTTTAAATCCGCAGCTTACGGAGACGTTGGGCAGGAAGCCTTTGACCTTCAAAAGACAAGACTTGATTCCTTTGAAAGACAGTATGAGGAAATCCTTGCAAAAGAAAATTTGACCGAGGAAGAACGAACTGCCGCAGAAAAAAGAATTGCCGATGCAAGACAGCAATTTGCAAGGGAAGTAGCCGCGTCACCGATGGACCCTGAAGAACGCAAACGAATGGAAGAACAGGGTGTTACGTTTACCCAGACGTTCCAGCAGCAGTACCAGCCTATAAAAGAGGCAATAGAAAGAGAGAAGACTAAACAGGCACTTCTCCAGTCTGAAGCAAGAAAGATGCAAAGAGATTACGAGGCAGCCAAAAAAGAAACTGTCGGTACAGGTTTTGAGCCAACCGAAGACCCCGAAGTTATGCAGCAGGTGGCCAAATATTCAGACGAGCAACTTGCAGGTATGCAGTCCGCTATCGAGGCAAAAGAACTTGAGGCATCTGCAATGGATGTGGGAATTGCAGGCATGGAAAAAGGAGCGGCTCCCGCAAAGTTCCTTACAACCACCGAATTTAGAGACCAGGAAAGAGAAAAACAGACAACTCCCGGAATGACGAGCCGGGAATTCTTTGAATCTAAACTTCCGGGATTTGAGGAACGATACAAGGAAAGTCCTTTCTTCAGGCTTGAACAGCAAAGAAAAGAGCAGGAAGAAGAGCGAGAGCAGATGGCGAAAAGGCGACCTCTGCTCAGAACTGGTGGCCGTGGTAGAACAGTAGTTACAAGAGGTAGAGCGTAATGACACAGAGACCATTTTTAGGCGGCGGAGATATGACGAGTCTGCCCGGTTTCGGGAAGCTCACCGACGAAGAAATTCTCGATATGAGAAGGCGGCAAGGACTGGAAGGTTTTCAGGCCCAGCAAAAAGGAATTGCTGATTTGGATATAACGGGAATTGATTTTGCAGCAATGGACCAAGATAGAGAGCAGGTGGATACGTTTGAAGGTATAACCAGGCAACAGGAAGAAGCCTTTTGGATGCAGCCACAGGCGCCAGATGCACGGGTCGTCGAACTTGAAGAGCCGCAATACAAAGGTCCGATAAGTCCGTTTAAAGCCCTGTCTGCAGAAGCAGAGGTTGCCGGGGCAATCCTCGATATGACTCCCAAGGTAATTACCAACGCGGTACCAATCCTTAATGCCATGAAGTGGGGGCAGGATTTCTTTAATTACGGCAAACCAACCGAGGAAACCAAATATATTCTTAAGGGTATGGTGACAGGTGATACTGGCCTCGGAATAGAAGAATCAATTCGCAGGCTTGGCGATATACAGGAAGAAAGACCCTGGCACGAGCAGATCGTCATGGGACTGATGTCTCCAAGCAGCGCAATTGGCGCAGGCCCTGCAAAAAACGCTACCACTTTTGTGAAAGCAGGTTTTAAGGCAACCGATAACCCGAGCATATTTAAGCAGATTATCGAATCTGTTCCTTCAATCGTTAGCCAAAACGCAAAGCAGGCTGACGAATTTGAGGCAGCGAACAGAGAGCTGATAGATAAGGTCATGAACCCAGAGATTAAAATAAAGGGACTTCCCGAAGGCTCGTTGTTTGAAGGTGATCTCAGGCTCTGGATTGATATGCCAGCGGATGCAGCTATCGATCTTTCCAAGGGTTCAGACGAACTTGCTTCAGTATTAAAAAATCAGGATATTGAAGACGGATACCAGAGACTTGAAAACCTCGGCCTCGTTAAAAGATCAAAGACAGGAATTATCAGCAAGGCTGTTCACAGCGGATCACCGGAGGCAATCGAGATACTCCAGAATTATGGAAGAAAGATCGGTGTTGAGGGAGCGTCTGATGGGAACTTCTTTATCAAGAGTCTCAGGCCAATGGACGAAATTGTCAGCGAGGTCGTAACGGCAGAGAATCCAATTATCGGCCAGCTCGCAGCAAAGACAGGAATCAACCCTTCGCTTGCAGCCAAGACCGACGTTCAAAAGGCCGTGATTGCATACGCAAGGCAGAACAGCAGCATTAACGAACTCGTCGAGGTCGCATTACAGGCAGGTCTTGATTCAAGGATGCTTACCAAGGGGCTTAAAATTCCCGGGATTGGGACTGCATCGTTTGGTGGGGGAAAGTCTCCAGTAAACATCACCGCTGATGGCTTTGTCGAGGGAACAGATATGCTCTGGCAAGACGTTTTTTCAATGCCGAATTTAAGGGAAGCCTTTGATTCAACAGTAATCAGCGACGAAGCGTTTGAATATATCCAAGATTACAGAAAAATAATCGACGAAATGGAGAAGCTCAGGGTTCAGGAGGGGCTTGATCCACTATCGAAAGATAGGGATGGTTGGTTCTATATCCCGCGTCAGGCAAAGGGTAAAGCTGACATTGACTTTGTGGGAAAATCGAAGTCTCACCTTGCAAGACATGAGGTAACGGCCACAGAGAAACTTATATTAGATGAAGTTCGCTACGATGTTGATCCGAGGGCAACGCTCAAGACTCACCTTCAGGCTGCCTATCATGAAATACTCGATGAACAGCTCAGTGGATTTCTTTCAAACACAGATACCATACGTTCTTTAACGGTATCGGAAGCACTGGAAGCAGCTTCCCCAAAAGTCGTGAAACGACACGATGATGCACTTAAAGCTGTAGCCAGAGAAAAAGCAAAGCTAAAAAAACTCACCAAGCAGTTGCAGGCAGAACTTGAAAAAACTCCCGACGCAGCGGCAACAACACCGCCGCCAGGTATTTCAAAAAGGTTGTGGGCAATTGAACAGGGAACTGCGCCCTTTCAGACTGCAGCAAGGAAAAAATTACAGGCTCAGGTTGATGAAGCAAGAGCGTCGTATCAGAAAGCACGGGGAGAGTTTTTAAAGGCAAGGTCCGCACGGGCTAAAGCGTTGGAAAAAACTAGAAACGCATCAGTAGTGCCGGGACAGATTTTTGGAGATGTTGGGACAGGAAATATCAAGGTCGAAGTCTGGCGGAATCGAATGTACCGCGCAGAAGATGTCGGTGCCTTGCGTGATGCGGTCGGAAATCTTTCCGGGGATGCCAGTAGTTTCAGCAGAAATTTCGCGAGGGTCACTGATGCCCAAAGATACCTTATGGCAAACGCAGACTTCGGTGCGCCGTTTATTCAGGGGCTTCCGCTACTTGGTAGAAATCCATTTAAATGGTCAAAAGCCACACTAACGAGCTTTGCCGCATTTGCAGACCCGGCAGTCCAGGGACGTTTTGTAAGACAGAATCTCGGCGGGTTTCAGGAGATGGCCCAGTACGGAGTTCCCGTGGGTGATGTCGAATTTTTTGCGGCAATGGAACAAGGCAGAGGGCTTCCTATGGGTAAGATACTCAGCTTTCTCCCGACCGATGAAGGTTCAAAATTTCTCGGGATGACGATGAGTGATGCTGCACTTGGAACTGCAAGAAAAATGGAGACAGGAAGAGCAGTTGCAAAAGAAACCCAGCAACAGACTCTCGGCAGATTCCAGGCTTCGTATGGAATGTTTCTCGCAAGAGCAAGACTTGAGATGTGGCAGGGAATGAAAGGTTCCTGGACTCAAAGCGGCAGGGAGGGAAACACACTCGCCGAACTTGGAGCGTATATCCGTAATATGACTGGAGGCTTGGACTCAAAAGCGCTTGGGGTAGGTGCGAACCAAAGGGAATTTGAAAGCTCATGGGTAGCTTTTTCGCCAAGGTTGCTCCGTTCAACAATTGCCCTTGTTTCAGATGCCTTACGGTTTGTTCCTGCAGAAGGAATGAAATATGCAGGAAAAGGTTCGGGAGCTACCGTCAGACAAAAAGAAGCAGCTCGCTCTCTCGGACAACTTCTTGGAGGAGTGCATCTTCTGTATGCTACATCAGCCATAGGGCTTGGCGTTGCGAAGGGACATGGTTGGGATAGAATCCAAAATGATTTGATGGAAGGAATGAACCCCTTGAGTGGCGGGAAATATCTTAGCTTTGAAATAGACGGGCAATATTTCGGGGTCGGCGGACAAGTGCGGGCATTAACGCAGGTTCTCACAGGAATAACATCTGCCTTGGCACCGGGCGGCGATCCGGTGCAAAACCTTATCAAAATGAACAGCAGGGATAATCCCATTATAAGATTCCTCGCCAACAGGGGAGCCGTTTCACAGGAGTGGGCAAAAACCGTGGTTGAGGGTACTACTGATTTAAATGCCCTTCCTTTTGATGATGTTGAAGGAAAGAAAGATATCGCCCCTCACCTTTTTGAAAACTCACTTCCATTCGTGCTTCAGGGAATGATGGAAGGAGACAGTGTGCCGGGATGGCTCGTTGGGGCTACCGGCTTTAGAAGCAACCCGGCAACGCCTGCAGACATTGAAAGAAAACTTACCCAGGACGCTTTCTATGCCATGTCAGATGCAGAACTTGCAGAATACGGCATCGAGAAAGGCGCTTTTCCGAACAAAAATTGGAAGAGAGATTTACCTTCCGATCTCAGGGAAAAAATAGCGCAGGAAAATCCCGAGATCGAAGAGGCCCGACAGGCAAATATAGAAAGGCAGCTTGAAAGCGGAAGCGAATACCCCGTTTACAAACTAGAAAAAGATGAAGCGAGAAACACAAGAGATTCTAATATTAATTCTGCTGCCGAAAGACTCGGCACCGGAAAGGAACTTAGGGATTACATTTCCAATGAATACCAGATTCACGGGATTACGTCAGAGAAGATCGACGATAATTACAGGGAACTTGTCGATAACCTCGATGATCTTGAGGCAACCGAAAACCCTTACAACGCAGCTCTGGATGAATACTGGCGCGTTATGACCGACTCCAAGGACGACATCGACAAGGGAAATATCATCCTGCTGGAAGACCCTGAGACGAGGGAATTTAACTTTGCTGAACGAGAGAGGAGACTTGAGAGTCTGCGTGAAAACCCGATCACCAAGCCTTTCTACGACAGGCTTATTGCTGACATTAGAGACAATCCAAATACGCCTCCGATTGTGCGAGAACTTCAGGATGACAGGGAGAAATTAAGGGAGTTCTGGGATATTGCTGAAACCGAGGCAGAGAAGATGGGCTTTACCGAGGAGTATGAATACTACCTCAAGCAAAGCAGGTTTAATAAAAATCAGCTTACAAAGATCACCAACGAGAATTGGACTACAGAGGATAGACGGAACCTCCGTAAACTGCTTTCCAAGATCGAGGATGAGAAGACCAAGTATCGCAGAAAGAACCTTGAGACCGATACGATTTTGTGGAAGTGGGGATATTACGATAGTGCGGTTCACCCAAAGCTGAAATACAGGGCCATAAAGAACTTATTGAGAGACCAGGGTGGAAGGGCAACCGATAGGGGCCAGATCGAGGATTACGTTAATGCCCTTATGGCAGAGGCCGTAGCCCCATGACAACCACGGCAAAGACAGGAATAAGATGCCCGCATTGCAGGCGTAAGCTCGCAGAGAGACTTCTCGGTGAGATGTGGGTGAGGTGTCCCAGATGCAAGTCGAATTTG